ATGGTTGTAGACAACAACTTCAGCACCAAGACAATGGTCATCATGAAAGACATCGGCTTTGAAATTTATGAGGAACAGAAAGGCATTTTGTCTGTTGACAATCCGTCTACTTTGACTCGTGGAATTAGCACACACGGCTACTTCTGCACATTCAAAGCAAACGCCAACATGATTCAAAAAATCACACAGGCCTAGTCGAGAGGCGGCGTAACCGCCATGTCGTATTACACCACAGCCAGTAAGCAACTCATTTCTAACTACGCGTGCATCAGCACGTTAGAACCAACAGAAATTACCATTGGCGAAAACATTACGGTTAGCGCTTTGGGTGTTCCGTTTAACGGCACATTCAAAGTGCTTGACATGCCCCAATACGAATTTACTGGAGTTGACTCAACTACAGGCGAATTTCAATTTGATGTCAATGTGCCAAGACCCAATCAAATTATTTATGCGGCTACCGGGTCAAATGTTCAATATGTTGTTACTTACGACGGGTCAGTGGAATACACGCAAACTTGCACGTGGATTACGGTCGCCGCTTTAATCACATTTTTGGGCGTAACCATTACAAACCCGTCAGACGATTACACGCTGGCCACACAAGCCACAAACGCAGCAAACTTGTTTTGTTATCGTCGCAGGCAAGAGTCCGGCTACCACGACGCATTGAGCACATCGCCTGGCGCAGATGCAACATTGGGCACGCTTATGTATGGTGCAGCTTTGTGGCGTAGTCGAGGGTCAATAGAAACCGCGTTTGCAGCGTTTGACACAATGGGAACACCAACCCAACAATCATTGACGCCGATAGTTAAGCAATTGTTGGGCATCCCTCGACCAGCGGTTGCTTAATGGCTTACACCGATTTATTGAATGAAACCATTGACGATGTAGCTGCCACATTGGCGGCGGTGTCTGGTATCCGTTGCGTAACCGACCCAACCAAATTAGTGCCCAATTGTGTGTTTATCCTTGCACCAAGTTTTACGACATATGCTGGTAACGGCAACATTGTGACAATGGATTTTCCAATCAAAGTTGTTGGCTCTGGGCCTGCAGGGTTGCCAGTGTTGCGCGAAATCTTAAACATTGTGGCGTTGGTGCTGGCATCATCGGTCATTGTGCTATCTGGTCAACCCGGCTCATTAGACATCGGTGGGGCGTCATTTCCGTGTTACGACTTAACAGTGAAAGTGCAGGCACAAACCGCATGACATATACAATCGCATCCAGCAAAGTAGGCGTAATTGGTGAACCCTTTATACCTGCAGACGGCATTAACGTGGCTGCACTTCTTGAAGGCGGTTTCATTGTTAAGCAATCCACACCTAAACCCAAAAAACCTGCTAAAACTAGTACAGACACCAACGAGGAGATTTAACCCACATGGCCACTAGCACCTACCTATCTAATCCACTGGTCACCGTTAACGCGGTTGACTTGACCGACCAGTGCAGCGCAGCCAATTTGACTCGCGTCATTGAGGCTCTTGAATCAACTTCCTTTGGAAAAACAGCACGCGTTTATGTTGGCGGTTTAGAAAACAGCACGTTGACTTTAACGATGTACAACAGTTTTGCTACATCAGAAACTTACGCAACATTGTCTGCACTTGTTGGTACATCTACAACGGTAACGATTAAACCAACCAGCGCGGCAACCAGCGCAACAAACCCGGTGTCAACTTTGACTGGTTGTTACTTAGAAACCTTGCCAATCGTAAATGCGTCACTCGGGTCTTTAGATACCGTTGATGTGGTATTTACGGGGGGCGTGTATTCAGTCGCAACGTCTTAATTAGCGCCGGCAACGGCCCGACACGAAAGCAGGCAATATGCGTATTAAATTAAAACTAATTCGTACTGTCAACGCAGAACCCGAATATCTTTACACGACGTTGTTTAGTACCGCGTTGTGGGAAGAAAAGTTTAATAAAAAGCCAATGGACGCTGAGCAATCGGGTTGGCGTGATTGGTCGTTTTGGGTGTACACGTTGCTTAAAGTTAAAGGCGAAAAATTGCCAGATGACTTTATGAAATGGCTTGAGGAAAACCCTGAAATGACCATTTTGCCTGAAGCAGATTTGACAAACCCAAACCCTACGGACGCGGCACTTATCGACGGCAACTAGCCGAAGTTTGTGCCGCAACAGGTTTTTGGCCTGAACAACAAATACTGTTTGGCGCACGCGACTTGCTCACAGTGATTACAGTAATAAACGAGCAACGGAAGCGGTAAAACATGGCCGGGTTAGACGTAACAGTTGAAGTAGTAGGCATCAAAGATGCTTTAGCTCAACTTAATCGCATAGACAAAAAATTGCGTATGCAAATTACGCGCGATTTTAGAGAAATTATGCAACCAGTCGTCAACGAAGCGCAAGGCCGTTTGCCGTTCGGGGCGCCATTGAGTGGTATGGATTACAAATGGAATACCAAAAGCGGATACCAGATATTGCCTTGGAGTGGCGCAGATGACACGGTCAAAGCTGGCGTTAGCGGTAAAAAAGTTAGAGAATTTTCAGGGTTTACACAAAACTTAGCCACATTTTATGCGCGATATTCTGGGCCAACGGCTGTTCTGTTTGACATGACTGGCCGTAAAACACCTAAAACAGATGCTGGTAAAAGGTTTGAAAATCAGTTGCATAAAAAATACGGCGGCGCATCAAGAGTTTTGTGGCCGTCATGGGAAGCAACAAAAGACAGGGTTGTTGACCAAGTAAGAGATTTAGTGAACCGCGTTATTAACGACCCAAGATTGTAATGTAGTTAAATGGCATCCGTTTTATTACCCATTGTTTCGGAGTTTGACGGCAAGGGCGTTAGCAAAGCCATTAAACAATTTGAGCAATTAGAAGGCACTAGCGCTAAAACAGCGTTTGCTCTTAAAAAAGCGGCGTTGCCTGCAGCTGCCGCAATTGCTGGTATCGGGTTTGCTTTAGTTGACGCCACTAAATCTGCAATGGAAGACCAAGCCGCACAAGTGCAATTAGCGTTGGCGTTGCAAAATGTGACGGGTGCTAGTGATGCTCAAATTGCGTCCAGCGAAAAATTCATTACGCAAATGTCATTGGCTAGCGGTGTTGCAGATGACGAGTTGCGCCCGGCATTAGCTAGTTTGGTGCGTGGCACTAAAGATGTTGCAACTGCGCAATCAGCTTTAACACTTGCCCAAGACATTGCTACAGGTTCTAACAAGTCATTAGCGGAAGTTTCAGACGCATTGGCTAAGGCCTACGGCGGCAACATGAAGGGTTTGCAAGCGTTGTCGCCAGAGATTAAAGCAATGATTAAAGATGGCGCGTCGCTTGATGACGTGATGAGTGTTTTAGGCGGTTCGTTTGGTGGGGCATCAGACGCGGCAGCTGCAACAGCCGAGGGCGGCATGAAGCGATTGGGTATTGCTGTAGCGGAAACTAAAGAGTCAATTGGCGCGGCACTTATTCCAATAGTTGAGGCGGCGCTACCAGTGCTTATTGCGTTTGGTGGTTGGGCACAGGAAAACACCAAAACGTTGTTAATTATTATTGGCGTTATTGGTGGCGTGTCTGCAGCCATTTTGTTGTTTAACACAGCTGTGGGTATTGCCACACTTGTAAACACAGTGTTTGCATTAAGTCTTACTGCAGCGCAATTAGCAATGGTTGGGTTTGCCACGTTGGGCATTGGTTTAGTTATTGCTGCACTTGTTGCATTGTATTTTAAATTTGACATTGTGCGTAAAGTTGTTGACACCGTGATTGACGGGATAGTCACTGGCACAAAATTTGCGTTTGACGTACTTAAAAATTATTTCACTGCCGTGCTAGGTATCTACAAAGGCATTTTTAATGGCATTGCATCACTGTGGAATAACACCATAGGAAAATTGTCGTTTGAGTTTCCGTCGTGGGTGCCAGGTTTAGGTGGTCGAGGGTTTAGCGTGCCAAACATTCCGTACCTTGCAGACGGTGGCATTGTTACAGGCCCAACACTAGCAATGATTGGTGAGTCTGGCCCTGAAGCAGTCATA